GTAATAAAGATAAACATCCCCATGATTTGAATATCATGGGGAAAATTAACCATCTTTTTAGTTGCAGTTATTTTTATCTAGATCGATTGGTTTGTCGCCATAGAACCACACCCACGATGAAATTTTCGTTCCATCCTGTGTATAGGTACATTTTTTGCCTACCGAGCAGGCGCTCAGGGCAAATAATAGGGCTAACACCAAGAATAGTTTATTCATTGTTGCTCCTTTTAGCTTCGTTCTCATACGTTAACGCTTCCGCGTTTTCTTGATTGCTTTGTTGACAGCACTCGCCTTTGTCTTCTTTTTCTTTTGAGTGCGTACCACAACATTTTTTTAGATCTATTGGCACGTTTCACACTCCTCTGTGTCATCTTGCACTACCTCTTTGTCACACGCGCAGGCTTGACAAGAACACACTCCATACATATCAGAATGTTCCTGTAAAGAACAGTGACAAATGCAGCCACAATTTTTGCATTTAACTTCAGTCATAGAAGCCCTTAAAGAACCAGTCCATAAATTTTTTCCACCATTTTTTAATCATTTTTGGTCTCCTCTATGTTATAGAAGAATCTATCCGAATCTTCTGTTTTCCATTTGCGATCATCTTCCACGTTCCATTCACTGCTTTGGGTCTTCCAGTCATAAGGTATTTCATCTCTCACAGTAAAGGATGGAATACTCCATATTAATCTATTGTTTGGCTGAGCCGCATAGTTGCCATTCTCCAAAGCAAGTATGTGTGCGCACTTATGTTCTTGCGGGATCTCTGAATGATCAGTATCTACTATATTACTCTCTGGATGAGCCCAGTCAACTGTAAAAAGATACGCGCCAGCATACCACTTCTTGTCTTTTCCTATGAATTTCCCGGATTGACCGTCAAGGATGTCAAAAGAAGTAACGCTAGGATAGTAACTAAAGCAATTCCACAACTCCAGCTCATCAAGTCGCATCCTAGGAACTTCTTTGACATTATATCCTTTTTGGATAAATGCAGAGATGGGTAAACGGTAAAAGATTGCACCGTTTTCCATAATGGCATGGAACAAAACCGGACGACCCGTGATTGAAGCCAGCCCAAAAATGAGACAGTCTTCCACTTCTCCACGATGTTCTTTAAGATCATAGAGATACTCTCTCCGGATCTGTGCATAGATCGCCGGTGTGTTTACATTTAGATAGGCCATTTATCATAAAACTCCTAAGTTGCTAAAAAATAAATGGCAACAATCGCTACCGCTATAGCGATAGATATTTTTGGATTAGCTTTTGCTAATGTCCAAACTTGTTTCACTTTTTCCATAGTTTCCTCCTATTTGATACTACCCCAATTGGGGCCAGATTCATAGTCTACTTTGTTGGGAATTTCAAGGGTTACAGCATTCTGCATAATGTTTTTTATTTTAGTTGCTTCTTCTATACTATGCACAGAAATGTCTAATTCGTCATGAATTTGAATGTGGGGTATAATTTTTTCCTTATATAATTCGATCATAGCTTTTTTGGTCATATCGGCAGCAGAGCCCTGTATTAATTTATTTAAAGCTTTATAGGTGTATGCTCTTTTAATTCCTGGTCCGTGTTCCCTGAGTGCTTCTTCGTGTGGTAATGCTTTATGAATCCCGAACTGATTGGGTTCCCATAAATGAAACCGGCACAATCGACCAAGTAAAGTTCTTATTTTTCCACTATTCTGTGCACGCTGCATAACGGCGTACATCAGTTGTTTTACAAAAGGAACCTTGGTATGATATTGGCTAAAAATTTCTTCGGCTTTTTCTTTATTCACCCCTAGTTCTGCCTGCAATTTATTTTTTCCCATTCCATAAAATAATCCTAGATTAATGGTCTTTGCTTGAAATCTTGGAATATGGGCCATGTCAGCGACAATACTATGAAAGTCTGCGTCGCCATCCTTATAAGCATTTAAAACTTCCTCTACGCCGAGCAGATTTTGAAGCGAAGCATAATGCACTACCAACCTAGGCTCTTGCTGATTATAGTCAAAACAACCCCATGTATGGCCTTCCTCAGGGAGGAATAAAGACCTGATCCGTGGTCCAAGATCTTTGTTCCGTGCTGGAATTTGTTGAAGATTCGGGTTACTATAACTAAATCGTCCTGTTACCGTACCACCATTATCTCCGCGTAATTGATTAATCTCCGCATAGATACGTCCGTTGTGCGTGTGTTTAAGAATCGTATCAATAAAAGTGGTATGGGCTTTATTAATTTCTCTGGCTTTGGCAATTTTTTTAACAATAGGATCAGGATGGTTGAATAAAAAATTCTTAGTAAAACTAGGTGATTTAGTTTTAACGGTTCGATCGTAGGGAAGTTTAAGTTGATCAAAGACTTTAGCAATAGAACGAGCTGCCCAAATCTGAACGTCAACGTTCGTGCTTTGTTTCACTTCATGAAGTAATTGTTTCTCTTGTTCCAGTAATGTTTCCTTTTCGATCGCTGCCTGTTCTTGATTTACACGTACCCCGAGAAACCGCATTTCAACCAGACAAGGAAAAAGTTCCGTCTCCATTTTGAAAATAGATTCAATATCTTGATGCTCAATTTCTTTTTTTAATTCTTGCCAAAGAGCCAATGTTAATTCTGCATCACGCTGAGCATAAGCTCCAACGTACATGGCTGGCAGTTTATACATTTCTTGTTTTGGATCTACGCCCCATTCTTTTGCTGCATTATAAAGAGCTCCTTCATCTTTGCCTTGTCCTGTATAGCGACGGGCACAATGATTAAGATCATAACGTAATTGATTTTCATCAACTAAGGCTGAGGCAATCATCGTATCAACGACATCTCCCCCAATGGCAATATTACCCAGAGTTTTAATCCAGCAGATATCATACATGGCATTGTGGAAAATTTTAACGGCGTCCGTTTTTAGAACAGCCCTAAACCATTCCAGGACTTTTTTTCTGTCCATATTGCCTCCGCCGGCATGAGCAATCGGATAATAACCTGACCAGTCTTTAACAGCGACTGCAATGCCTGTAATGACACCGTCTCCTCTTACGGATCCTGATCCCATCTTTATAAGGTTGACGTCTTTAGTTTCTAGATCAATAGCAATTTCATCGTACTTGGATAAATTTGGAAAGGTTTCTGGAGGAATCCATTCGGTTTGTGGTGCAAAGAGGGGTGGTTGAATACTCATTTGGTTGTTAAGGTATATCCTGGAGGTAAGGGTTTAACGTTGGGTTTATCACCGTAATCTCTGTCAATAATCATATCAATATAATGTTTTGCTTTTTCTAGATCTTTAACTTCTCCTTTAGATGCATGTCTGCAAATATATTTAATAGCATTTCCTTCTGCAAAGAGCAATTTGTTCTCATTGATAAATTCACTCGGTTGGATTTTCATATCCTTATAATGAGTTCCGCCAATTTGTTTTTTATACACGCTCATAGTTGGTAACTTTTATATACATCCTTAGGTTCTACAATATGAAGATGTTCCTTGGTTCGTGTTGCCCCTACATAGAATAATCGATTAACATCATCGGGTCTTTTTTCATACTCCCCGTAAGTTCGTCTTGTTAAATCAGTGAGAAGAACAACGTTTTGGCATTCGCCTCCTTTGGCTCCATGGATGGTGGATAGGATAATTCGTGGAGCTTGATTCAATTTCTCTCCATTCTGTCTCATCTTTCTAATATAAGAAACGCGTCTAAAAGGTGCTTCATCTAAAGCTTCGTACCAAACTTTATTTGTATGCAGGCCATATTTTTCTTGGCATTCTTTTAAAGAATAAAAATTATCCTTATTCATAATCGCTAATTTTTCTTTTTCTAAATGGCGTGGACTCATATAAGTAAAGATTTGAGAAACAGTTTGATAATCTAGGATGCCACCTTTTCGCCATTTTTCCCATTGAGTAATTGATTCATAGAGATCCGATTCATATGCTTTTTTAAATTTATTTTTGTAGAAATATCCTTTTTGATAAAGTACTTCTTCTAGTTCGTCTAATAAAGACCGTGTTCTAGTGAGTACGAGCCACTCCCCTTGAGCCATATCAATATCTCTAAAGTTAGAATATATAGAAACTTTTCCTTGTTTCATCTTAGGTTTCCATAATTTAGGAATACGATTATGAACTTTACCAATAATTTTCATAGCAATTTCATGAATTTTGGCTGGGATTCTGTAAGACTGAGTTAAATTAATAAATTTTCCTTGGAGCGTGATAAAACTATCTATGTCAGCACCCGCCCATTTAAAAATAGCCTGATCATCATCACCTGCTATATAATTATCTTCGGTTTTGTTCCATATCGTCTTAACCATATCCCACTGCATTAAGGATAGATCTTGGGCTTCATCGATAAAAACAACATCAAAATGAGGGGAAGCGTTCGATTGAATGAAGTTTAGAATCATATCGTTGAAGTCAACCAGGTTATATTCTTTTTTATATCTCTCTAATTCATTGGCAATAATCTTAAGTTTGTTAAATTCAACATCCTGGGTGTGTTCTTTTAAATCATATTGTTTTTCAAAAGAGATGTTTCTAAGTTTAGCCAATTGAATAATTCTTAAGTAGTCACTCTTGGTTGAAAAAATTCCATTCATTTCCTGATCATTTTCTTCATAGTCCACTGGAAAACCCAGTTTGTTTCCTAAATCAGCGTAGTGTCTTTTTTGCATTACATTTTGTTTTTGAATACCGAGTCTTCGGAAAGCTAGAGAGTGTAAAGTTCTAAAGTAGGGGAGATCATCTTCCGTTAAATTAAATTTTTCCATCGCTCTATCTGTGGCTTCGTTAGCCGCTTTTTGAGTGAAAGCAAAATAGCCTATTCGATTGGGATCTGTTTTTTTAAGATATTTATCCACTAGATTGAGAAGTGTGGTTGTTTTTCCTGTGCCTGGAGGTCCGAGTACAATGGTTTTCATTTTATTTTCCTAAAAAAATTTCGCCAAATAGCTGATCTTATAATAGAAACAACGGTAAAAATTAAAGCAATCCCTATGCTGTCCCATATAGTTGGATAAAGTCCAAAGAAAGGAAAGATATAAAGTTGTATTAAAATAGCTAAAATAAACCCACTTCCTACATCTATAAAACTTTCTATAAAACATCTTTTAAACATTAAAAAGAATCCTTTGGTTTAAGTTCCTTAGCTTTATAGTCTTCGGGTGGTTTTTCGAATGAGTTTACGATGGTGACCGTTGGTCTATTTTTTCCTATTGTTATTCGATCCGTAGTGCAACCACATTCTTCCTTGAGCATTTGGCTTGTTTCTTGAAACTTAACGTCCCATCGTCTTCGTTGAAGGAAGCCGTAGTAAAAAGAATCAAATAAGAAATAATGTTTTCCCTCGTTCGTGTAGACACTTCCTTTTTTAATATCTTCTTTTTCTACGGTCGAAGATCCACGATTAGTACAAAATTCTTCAAGGTGATTTGTCAGTTGATCTTTTTTAGTAGTTCCTGTTGGAGGAGTAATAATTTCGCGTGTCTTAAGTAATTGATTCACAAGGATTTTCCAGTCTTTGAGTTTCATGCTTGGCGGGTATAATCCAATTCCTGCTATGCAGGCTTCTTCAAATAAGGACTGTTGTTTTAAATATTTAGCACTTGGAAGTTTAAGACGTTTACCATCCACGTTTAAATAATAATAAGGTTCTTCCAACTGAATTTCTTGAAGATCGTTTAAATCGGGAAACATAGCTTGACCTCCGATTCCATAAGTTCTTGTTTTACATAATTCTTTATCACAATGATTGCACATTGGAATGTCATTACATTTCCAGCCCCAATCCTGTTTTTCATGTTGGTGTTTAATGATATCTATTTCTTTTTGTTCCAAGTCGCCAATAATATATTTAGCATGAAACCATGAAATTTTTTCTTTCCAATTATTTGGCCATTTCTTTTTTGCGTAAATAGCGAAATGAAACAGAGCATTATTTCGACCTGGTTCGGATATTCCTTCCAAAGATAAGGTTTCAATACACGGTGGTCCATCCTTAAATTCTGATTCGGCTCTTTTAATTTGTATGTCTACAACATCCTCAGGTTTGACACTGTAACATTCATATAAACCATAAAACTCTTCGAGATTAGCTGCGGTGCCGTCAATTTTAAATGCGTAACGAGTTGTTTTGTTTCCTTGAAAATAAGGTAAATTTAAAAAGTTTCCAGTGTCTTCTTCTGATTTTAATTCAATTTGTTTAGGAAAGACTTCCGCATTTCCAAATCCTAAAATAGCACGGATTTGATTAAGTTTGTCTCTGACTGTTTTGGCATCAATATAGTCTTTGATAAATAAAAAAATATGGGCTCCCCCACTTTTGGAACGGCATACGACTAAAGGAAGTTCAAGGGTGTGAATTTTACTAAGTAATTTTTTATGGTCAAACCCAGCATAACTATCAACATCTATGCATCCCCATTTACAATTATCTTCTTCATTAATAGGGATAATGCCTAGAGTGGGTTCTATACCATTTAAATGATTTTCAAAATGTTGGCGGGTGACAATTTCTCTTTTAACAAAAGATTTTGTTTTTAGTTTTGCTCCATTTTTGGGAACTGAATTAATATAAGTGCAGCCGTGTGCTCTTTTTAATCCTTCGAATATATTTATAAATTTATCTACCATCTATTACCTATTTAAGAGAGGCGACTCCCTCTCGGTTGTCGCCTCCTCCTTGCAAGATATTCACTTTAGGTGAATTCTTTAATACGGAACGTCTGTATTAGTTTCCGAAGGCGAATGTTTAATTTGCACTTGCCCTTTGCTCAATCTTTCAGCAAAGTTCTTTGCAACGTCGTAAGCACCTTTGTCTTTGATGGTATCTAATTTAGATACATCCCAACCATACCATGTTCCTTTGTCGTTAGACTGTTGAACAGTTTTAAGTCTATAAATATGACTGTATGTTGGAGGTGTAAATAAACCATTCTTGCCCTTCATTTTGGTACTCATCATCATTGTATTCCATTTTTTGCTAATCTTTAATTGAGTAGCCTTCATAGAAATCAATGCTGTAGAAGGGGTTGAACCCGAGAGTAAAACCACAAAATGGTTTGCTGTATTTTCAAGATAGTTTCCGTTAGGTAATCTATCCTTATTCATTTTGTCTCGAGTGGCATCTTTAATGATTCCACTGTTAACTTCATGAATTGCTACAGGAGCACCCATGCTTGTTCCTCTATCCTGCCATTCAACATATTGTCTTTTATAAAAGACGGGTAATACATTGATCTCAGTATAGAGTTCGGTTGTGACAGTATTATATATTTTGCCTGGTTCTGCACCAGCAGTATATTTGCTGTCCTTCTTATTTACTTCGGGAGATAATTGTCCCAAAACTTTCAGAAAAGGTAACGCTAGATCTTCTTGCGTAATGTTCTGAGAGCCCGCATTTGCATCGGCTTCAAAAATATTTGTAGCTAATGCACCTGCTTTATCGCGTTTCACGATGTTTGCTTCTTGGTTCATGGTTATTGTTTCCTTGTTATTTTGGTTCGGTTTCCTACGAACACGTTAAAAATATCCGTTGGCATTTCTTTTCCTGCCTCAACACGCTCACGGACGAGAGCCTTCAGGGTCATAGGCTCAACCTTCAACTTTTGTGTTGGTTGAAACCCTTGACCCTTCGCAAGTTCAGCATATTCTGCTGCCTTGTTATCTTCGTTACGCCCAAAGGAAACGGAGATTTCGTTCTTTATGATATCCCCTAGGCCGTTGATACGAAGCCAGTTAAATGCTTTCTCTCTGTTTGGAACAGTGATCGTAGCACTATAAAACGGTTTAACATCTACAGAAGATCCATCCGCTAATTTAAGTGATGATAATCCCATTTCACTTAACATAGTTGGAATGACTTCTGCTGAGACGATTTCAAGTTCTCTTTTACTTATTTTGAGAGCTTCTTCCTGAAGTTTAACTTGATCTTCCATTGCTCTCAATTTTTTTACTTCTTCGGCTAAAGACTTAATATTAGAAGTTTTATCGATAACTTCCGTTTGATCTTTCTCCATTTGTTCTACAAGTTTATTCATATTTTTTTATTTCCTCCTGTATTAGTTCTATTTCTTTTTTACATTTCTTGTATGATTGGTATATTAAACCTTTTTTTATGAATGTCAAGCATAATATAGGAAAATTTAATAAATTTGTTAAAAAGTAAGTAATAGGGGCCTCTTTTCCCAAAGCCTGCGTCACTTGGTCGCTGATGGCTATTTGACGTTCGGTTTCTAAAAAATCCTTTTCCCAGCTTTGAGCCTTTTCCAGTCTTCCTTTTAATTTATAATAATGCCAATCTTTATAATTCGTCATGTTTTTTAGTTCCCCAATCTATTGTTCTTTGAAAATTTCTAGCCTGTATATCTAGTTTTACACCAAATGGTCTCCAAGAATTTTTCATAAGATTTAATTCTAACAATAAAGTTGACCATTGTTTAGAACTAATATTAGGGGTTGTAATAATAATTTTATTCTTTTCCTTCATTTAATTCTCCTTTTTCATAAATGTTGATTGAAATCGGATAATATCTACGTTCTTGTTTATCCCATTTTAATAGTTTAAATTTCCCGTTTGTATTTTCACTGGCAATGACTCCTGCTATTAGAATAAGTGCAGGATCTCCTGTGAGTAAAAGAAAGTCTTCTTTGGTAAAATTTTTTAAAAGTTTTCTAAGTTTGAATATCATAGGTCCAGGTGAGAAAATGATTTGGGAAAGTTCCGGTAATAAGAATTTAAATTCCCCATATTGAGATGCCCCTAAAATATTGATTTTAGGTCTACCAATACGAGTACCTGCGATTTCTTGAATGACATAAACTGTAGGTTTATATCCCTCTTTCATAGTTTTATAATCTATACTTTCTGGCATATTGACAAACATTATAAACTATGATAGACTTTCTGTCAAGAAAGAAAAAATGGAGTATAGATTTAAAACGAAACCTTATCAGCATCAGCTGACTGCATTAGAAAAATCCTGGAATAGGGAAACGTATGCCTATTTCATGGAGATGGGAACTGGTAAAACTAAAGTACTCATCGACAATATGGCTATGCTTTATGACAAAGGTAAGATTGATGGATGTTTAATTATTGCTCCGAAAGGGGTAATCAGTACTTGGGCGACTCAGGAACTTCCAGCCCATTTAGCAACGCATATAGAAGCTGTAACGGTATTATGGCAAGCCAATATTAATCAAAAACAACAATCCAAATTAAATCAACTTTTTGAAACTGGAGAAGATCTTCATATTTTAATTATGAATGTTGAAGCCCTAAGTACGGATAAAGGAAGAACTTTCGCTGCTAAATTTATAAGATCTCATAAATCTTTAATGGTGGTTGATGAAAGTACAACCATTAAAAATCCAAAAGCGAAACGTACCAAAAATATTATTGATCTATCCCATTTAGCGAGTTATCGAAGAATTTTAACTGGTTCTCCAGTAACTCGAAATCCATTGGATCTTTACTCACAGTGTGAATTTTTGGATCCTTATCTTTTAGATTTTGCATCTTATTATGCCTTTAGAAACAGATATGCAGAGATGCGACAGATTAATGTTGCTGGAAGAATGATTAATTTAGTAAATGGATTTAAAAATTTGGAAGAACTCTCTGAGAAATTAAAACCTTTTTCCTACCGTGTTTTAAAAGAGGATTGTTTAGATCTTCCTGAGAAAATTTATATGAAAAGAATCATTACCCTTACTTCGGAGCAAGAAAGAGTTTATGAACAAATGAAACAAGAAGCTTTAGCCACGTTAAACGGAAAAACCATTACTACGATGAATGTACTTACTCAATTAATGAGATTACAACAGATTACCTGTGGACATTTTAAAGCAGATGATGGCACGATTCAAAAAATCAAGAGTAATCGCTTATCAGAATTAATGGACGTTTTAGAAGAAGTTGAAGGTAAGGCCATTATTTGGGCTCATTGGCAAGCTGACATTAAAACTATTCTTAAAGCCATTAAAAAAGAATATGGTCCGAGCTCCGTGGTTGATTATTACGGATTAACGCCCCAGGATCAACGAACGATCAACCGCAAGAAATTTCAAGAAAATAAAAAATGCCGTTTTTTAGTGGGAACGCCTCAAACGGGCGGATACGGAATAACCTTAACTGCAGCGAATAACGTGATTTACTACTCTAACGGCTATGACCTTGAGAAACGATTACAGTCCGAGGACCGTGCTCACCGAATCGGGCAGCATAAGCCTGTGACCTATGTGGATATTCTCGCGGAAGAAACTGTCGATGAAAAAATCGTCAAATCCCTCCGCAAGAAAGTTAACATCGCCTCCGAAGTTATGGGAGAAGAGTTAAAAGCTTGGATTTAATGCCACTTAAAACTTCAGAGAGAAAAAGAGAGTACAATAAAAAATATTATTTAAAAAATAAAGAACAAATAGAAAAACGAAAAAAAGAATACCGATTAAAAAATAAAGAAAAAATAAGAGAATACTGGAAAAGATATCACTTAAGAATTGGAGACCAAGTGAAAGAATACAGTAAAAAATACTATTTAAAAAATAAAGAACGAATAATAAGACGTATAGTTAAATATGATAGGCATAAACTTTGCATAGATTTAAATTACAGATTAAAGAAAAATTTAAGAGCAAGGATATGGACAGCTTTAAAAGGAAAGATGAAATCAGATTCAACCATGAAATTAGTTGGTTGTTCTCTCAAAGAGTTCTGGGATCACTTGGAAAAGAAATTTCAAGCCGGAATGACACGAAAAAATCACGGTCTATGGCATGTAGACCATATCATACCTTGTGCTAGTTTTGATTTTTCAGATCCTGAACAACAGAAGAAATGTTTTCATTATATCAATCTTCAACCGTTGTGGGCTATTGATAATATACGTAAAGGAAAGAAGATCATCTCCGGGGACATTACATCCCCGAAAAAGTAGGATATACGCGCGAGGCGTAGTAAAATTTTCAATCCACTATTTTACAGTTATTTTTTTCGGCTTTTTGCCTTCAGGAACAATCTGATGCAGGGATACTTTTAATAATCCGTTTTTTAACTCAGCACCTTCGATTTCTACATCGTCAGCGATGGTAAACGTTTTAGAGAAGTATCTCTTTGCGATTCCTTGATGAATCACTCCATCTTTATCTGTGTCAGATTTAGTTTCCTTGATCGACTTTATATGCAACAAGTTATCCGCATACTCTACCGAAATATCCTTCTTGTCGTAGCCTGCTAAAGCTAGTTCGATATCATATTTATCGTCTCCTTTTTTTACAATATTGTAAAAAGGAAATGTAGATGTAAGCGATGAACGAAAGAACTGATCGTCGTCGAAAAAATTTTCGAAGTGATCGAAAAGATTATCGAACCCAATCGATACAGGTCTCAGTTGCTTAAAGATTGATGGTAATTTATTGAACGTCATTTTAACCTCCTTGTTTAGACAGTTAATAAAATGGGCCTTTCTCAAGCACCCAGACGTATTATATACTATTTATACCAGATTGCAAGTAACATTAAAAAAAGAATTAATCCCTGGTATCTATTAAAAGTAGTTACCAAGAGAGTTTCTTTGTATGCTTTGCATTTTTCCCATAAGAATTTCATTATGCATCTCCTAACATAGGTTTATATCGTGTGTAATTATCTTCATCTTTATACGCTCTGAGATTCTCCTTTATATTTTCATCTTGGTCAGGGTTGTAGGCGACGTGCACCCAGCCTGAGTTGGGTTCGTCTGGATTCCAGAATTCTAATATCATTTGATCATACATGAGGTTCTCTTTGATCCAGTTAAAGACGTCCCCATTGGGTGTTCCGTAGATTTCGAAGTCCGCTGCCATGCCTGAGGCATGTTGGCTGTCTGAGGAGCTCCCTAGAGCCACACAGAGCGCTGCGGAGCGATAACCTGAGGATACACTCACAACGTGATTAAAATGGTCTCTAACGGGCTGTAGGACCCTCTCACAGAGCAATCTGAGGTTTTCGATATGGTCTGGGCTAGGATCATTCGGAATACACTTGCGTTCAGCCATTTGAGACTTGGTCATTTCAACCAAGCTAAAATTCTTAGATAGTTGCATTAAATAGTTTTAAATAACAGATTGACTAGTTGAAATGCGACGGCCCCCACCGTTGCTAATAGAACCCAATAGATTTTGTCTATCTTGCCACCCAAGCCCTTAATATCATTATTCATGTGTTTTAAATGATTGGTTTTGATACTTGCAATATCCTTCTTCAACCCGGTCACGTGGCCGTGCAAACTTATGATGTGTTCTCTTG